GGCCCATCTCCCGAAAGGAGGAAATATGTATCCAAGTCGTGACAGTGATGAAACTGTCCGATTACCGGTCCCGCAGGGATACGAGACACTTGGTAAAGTGATACAATCCACTATGTGGATTGATTCACAGTTACGATGGCTCGAGCGTGGAAAATCTTGTAAAAGAATTTCTGCCCTACGTACCAATCTAACAGCAATGTTAGACGACACTAACTTTGATAACCTTGTCGTTTCACGTGAAGATCATAGTAAGATCCTCTCCGCTGAGCGCCTTAGTCATCAAAATATAGTGGACGCACTAAAATTGGAACTTGATAAGTCTAAGGAGAAACTCGAAAGAGTAACCTCTGACTTACAGGAAGCCCGTGATCTTGGTCTAGAGGACAGACAAGCCTCTACGTCAAGTTCAAGTCTTCGTCGAACTGTTGGATTAGTGATCTGGACGGTAGTAGTTATGATAACTACTTTGGTCTTATTTCACCATTCCGGATGATGGAGCCGACCTATTCCATTGGTGGTACGTCGCCATCATGAAATGCATGGAATCTCTTCGAAAGGAGACCACATGTCTATTGCTTTAAGCAATAGTTTTCATGAGGGACTAACGCATCGCCTTTCAGTGATAGGTATTCCTACCCATATTATCAAAGGTTTATCCGATGATATTATGCGGTGGGTGAAGTGTTCTGGTATCGAGTGGACAATCAAAAGACTGAAAGGTCTTAAGGTTGACCTCCTTCGTGCCAAATCTGGACTGCCACCACTCTTATCTATTCGTAAGAATAGAAAAGGAGAAATTGCAGGCCATATTGGATCGCTATTTAGATTTGCTATGAAAGATGATATCTGCTTTGGTAAGGCAGTTCAATCTCTCATGGCTTATTCTGTGTTTTTTTGAGTCTTTGACTCAATCCCAAGCTCAGAAATTCCTAAAGGCGATAACGTCTAATCCACCTGTGATTAGCCGTTCATTCTTGTCTTCTCTTGGCAGAGAAGTCAAGCAGAACTTCCGACGTATTTCGATTGAAAGTAACCAAGAGCTTTCACTTTTGGTATATCGTGGTTCTTCCTCGAAATTTAAACCCAAGATACTTGGGACCACTTGGACCCTTGCGGGTCTAAATGGAATTTCTCGGAAGCAGGATGAAGATGTATTAGCTAATGCTGAATACTTCTTGGATCCTAAACATGTTCCTCTATATTTTGAATATAGAGACCTGTATGAACCCGTTTTGCGGGGACTGACAGGAATCATCAATAAAATTGATGAGATGGGTACATGGTACCAACATGAATCACGAAAGCTTATTGAAGGTGGTGAAATCCACTTTCTTCAGGAACAAGGAGGCAAGCTGCGAAGCGTTGCATCCCCACACCTGGTTCATCAATTGGCGTTGAAGCCTTTTGGTGACGCGATCTATAAGCTTGTCCAATCCCTTCCTTGGGATTGTACGTTTGATCAATCGAAACCGTTCTCGGTTCTTCAGACACATCTTGCTCAAGGTAACACAATACATAGTGTTGACCTCAGTTCAGCTACTGATTATTTCCCTTTGGAAATACAGTTGACTGTCCTTAGAAGTATCTTTGGTAACTGCTCTGCCTTACGTCTTTTCGAGGACATAAGTCAAAGTAATTGGCGTGCTGAAGTGGATTATATCCCTTCTACACTTCAATGGAAACGTGGCCAACCTCTTGGATTATATCCAAGTTTTGGTGCGTTTACGTTATCCCATGGGATAATTCTATGGTTTCTCAATGGTTCCAAACACGAAGATAAATTCTTTGTGGTTGGTGATGATGTAGTTATCCTTGATAAGGATCTATATCAAAGTTACATTGAGTTTCTGAACAAGATGGACTGCCCATATTCTAGTGATAAATCAATCACTAGCACCGAACTCTGTGAGTTCGCTGGAAAGATAGTCACATCTACTAAGGTTATACCTCAGTATAAGTGGCGGGAAATTAGTAACGACAATTTCCTTGATATCTGTCGTCAGTTGGGCCGTCGTAGTCGATCACTGTTGTCTAAACGACAAAAGGCTGTATTCGATAGGGTAAAGCATTGTTGTTTACCTTATGGTCTTAACTTCTCCTATCCAGGTTCAACCCTGGCTAGTATGGAAGCTTTGACAAAACAGACTTTTGAGGTTAAAGACATGGTTGTCGGCTCCCTGATGGGCCTATCTAGTACTATTCATCGTAATGTATACGGTGAGAAGCACTATAATGATCCCCAAAGCTTAGTCTCAATGGACGAAGCATTAAGGATTATTAGAACCTTCGACGAGAAGGTTAGGTCGGTCCTCCTACAGCTCTTACCAAAAGAGCTGATAGCGACGTTCCTAGTTCACCTCAAAGAACTAGGAGGTTTGTCAGGAGTCCCGGAGGTTATCTCTAGTAATAGAGAGTTACCTTCACTACGGTTGTTGCCCTCACGGGTAACAGTTTTAGAGAGAATGGAGAATATCCTATCTCTGAGGAGTGACCGTTAGCAC